GAACAAGGTCCGTTGATGTTGGCGAATTGAGGATCGGTGATGTAGGTAAGTTGAGTGGTGTGACCAATCATCTTGTAGTATCCACGTTTCTGTTCCTCAGTTTGGGTTAATTGAGTCCAGATGTGCATGAAATCACCATATTGACGGTCAATTCTTTGACCTCCAATTTCGACTTCGACGGTGGAAACAAGTTGTTCACCGATGTAGTCTAACCAACGGGCATAAACTCCTTGAGGGGTTCCTGTGGTAGGAGCCATGCCTTGGTTGATTTCAGGAAGAGTAGCCTGTAAATAGGTGCGGTAAGCTAAATCACCGTTTCTTGAAACGATGGCAGTTACACGACGACCGAAGTCGGCTTGGCCTTGGAAAGTTTGTTCAATACTTTCCATGGCGAAGTTGGTGTGTCTACGGAAACTGACTTTCCAGAAGGTGATGTCAGGGTTGCCGGTTAAGGCTTGATCTTGGACGCCATAGGCGACGATTTGCATAAGGGCACCAGCCATTTTTGATGTGAGAGTTTGTTAATAAAAAAGAAGAAGATATATTCTAGTGAAACATTTTTCCTAAAGTATCTTGACTAAAGTCTTTTTTTTTCCTGGTTTTTTAGATTGTATCATATTTCTGTATCAGGGTGGGTATGAGAATATTTGTTGAATATGTTGTATCCTAATTTTGATACCCAGTGTTGAAAAAGTGACCAAAAAGGATAGACTAAAAAGTGCCAAGTGCGTTTGAATTCCAGTTTGAAGGAACTTTAGGCGTTTCTTTGGCATTAGATTCATGGTTTTTGATATTTTTAAGTGATATAAAATCTAGACACAAGTATAGTATATCAAACATTCGAAAAAAAGTGAAAATAAAAAATATCAAAATCTGTGGTATCGACAAAAATGAACAAAAATGACATCATGCCACTTCCGATCCCTTTGCCATCCAAGACAGTGAGGAAAAAAAAGAAACCCCTGCCTCCTCCAGAACATACCGTCAAATCCATCGATGAAAAACATAACGAAACCATGCGCATGTTTCGGGAAATTGATGAAAAAATACCGGAATGGAATTCGGAATACAAGAAATACATTGCCAAAATCAAGAAAATTGCTCCGGAATGGGATTTGAAATTCGGAAGTTTAGGACATCACGACAAAGAAGAAATTTTGTATGAATGGAAAGAAAAATCGGACGAATGTTTGGAAAAAATAAAGGAATGGGAAACTCGTAAAAAGAAATACATTATGGAAAACGCAGATTTTATTTTCAAATATTTTGAAGATAAAAAGCAAATCTCAGACGGAAAATCGACCGTAGATACAAATGACAATAAACCGGTCGTGGAGTCTAAAAACCGACAATTATTCAATAAATTATTTAAAATTAAATCCGAAGAAGAAAAGAATGGTCGAAATAAAACAGATGGTAAAGACGACAAGGACAACAAAGACGTAAAAAACGACCATGAAAATCATCAAACCTTTTACAATGAAATCAAACAGCGAAATTTGCATAAATATTGGAAAAATGTATGTAACGAAATCCCCAACCTTCAAGATACGATGATTTCATCGGAAATGTGTGAGAATTGTGGGAAAGGGGAATATGTCATTAATGAGGAAGAAGGGACGTATAATTGTCATATCTGCGGACATTTTACGCTGCAATATGTCAATACACAGAAAAATTTCAACAACGAAGCACCGGGAGAAGTCACTTATACGACCTATGACCGACTCATACATTTCAAGGAAATTTTATCCCAATTTCAAGCAAAAGAAACCACGAAAATACCGGAAGAAATTGTCAACAACATTGCCAATCGAATTCGCAAAGAGAGGATTACAGATATTTCTCAAATCGATTATGATAAAATGCGCGAGATATTACGAACTTTGGGCTATAATCAATATTTTGAACATATTCAATTAATTAATTCGATTTTTGGCATTGAACCTCCACAAATGCAGAAAGAATTATATGATACCCTCTGTGTCTTATTCATGGAAATTCAGAAACCTTGGGCATTGTATTGTCCGCCAAATCGCACTAATTTTTTCAATTATACCTATGTTTTGTATCAACTTTGTGTGTTGTTGGGACAGCACCAATATTTACCTTTTATTCCGATGATGAAAAATCCCAAAAAACGCCTGAATATGGATGAAATCTGGGAAAAATTATGCGAACATCTGGATTGGGAATATATTGCCTTGCCTTATTAAGATTTGGTTTTTGGTTTTTGGTTTTCGATCTTGGTGGGTATGAAAATAATTATTTTATGGACGGATAAAATAATTATGAGAAAAGGTGAGAAAAGGTGAGAAAAGGTGAGAAAAGGTGAGAAAATGTGAGAAAATGTGAGAAAAGGTGAGAAAAGGTGAGAAAAGGTGAGAAAAGGTGAGAAAAGGTGAGAAAAGGTGAGAAAATTTCTAAATAATCACCGGTGTAGTATTCGGATTTAGAATTTCATTATCAATGGTTTGAAATGAAACAAAAGCTGAACCATAATCTTGAAAAAATTGCATAAGATTGTTGAAAATATCTGTGTATAAATTGGTAAGATTACTGCTATAAAAAACAATGGGAACAAATTGACAATTTTGTTTGAAAGAAAAATTCGTAAATTCGTTTCTAAGTGGATTTTGGTTGTTTATTGGAACAGCCAAATTAAACAAAGAAGACTTGTTTGAAATGGTTTCACTTGTATCAAAAGGCAACATTTGTAAATTTGAATTCAAACCAGAAACTAGATTCGAATAAAGTTTTAAATCCGATTTTTGAAAAGTGTCGATCTGATCTTGGTTCAAACCGGTAATATCGGTAATGATAAGTATTTGTTGATTTACTTGATTTTTTATTGTTTTTTTATCGATTGGTATTGCATAATTATTATTGCCATTTTTATATAAACGATTATTCAATACATCTTTGACAATTTTTGCACATTTTTTGAAAAAATCTTTCGAATAAGTTGGATTCGGAACGGTTTTAGAATATTCCGGATTGGTGGAAGCTGTTAAATTATAATTAATGACATCTTCTCTTGTAAAATATTTGAAACTGAGCATGATGATTAAAGGATCATTATAATTGGTTAAATTCAGATCTTGTTTTCCGGAACTAGTATTCACATTGATTAAATAATTAAATGCATTATTCATACAAGTTAACAAAGCATCATACAATAGAATTGAATTCGAATTCCCACTTGTATCCGTAAAATTTCCAAAAATCATTGGTTGGTTATTGAAATTGGAAATGGTGAAATGAACCATTCGACAACCCGAAGCGAGAACATTGGTAATCTGATCCGTGCTTACGAAATTACCTGAACAAGACGTATTCCAAGAAGAAAAAATAGATAATTGATTTAAAGCAATATTATTATTCTGATTGGTCAATGGATTGGGAGAGGTTTGGTTTTTTATCTGTTTTACAATTTGGTCTGCCATTGTTTTGGATTCATCGGATCCGTTAGAATAAATAAAACCTTCTCGTTGTGGTTGTTTATGGACATTTTCTTCTTTTTCTAAAACAGAATGATTTTTGATTTCTTTTCTTTGGTTTAATAATTGGATTAGTAGAAGAGACGATAATAAAAAAATAATAATAATAATAACAAAAGTAATATATTTATTCATGATTTGAATTATATCAACGTCGACTTTTGAATTGTTTTGTTTAGTAATCTTAATTTTACTAAATCAATAAAAATATAAAAATATATTATATATTATAGTATAATAATAGTTTGAAAGAACCATGTCTAATTCAGTTTCTTCGTGGTCAAGTGGATATAATGGTTCAATTTCCAATTTTACATTTTATGGAAATTATATGTATTTTCCGAATACCAATAGTAACAAGATCGTTCAAACCAATTTAGATGGAACAATTCATAACGCTTCATGGGCGTCTATTAATTCTCCATATAGTTGTTCTATTTATAATGATTCATTATATGTATCTGATTTCAGGGGTGGAAATATTTATACCATTGTCATTAATGAAGATGGAACCGCAGGTGATACTAGTGTTTTTGCAACTGGTTTTAGTTATCCTGTGAATTGCATTTCAGCAAATGTAAGTGGAACTGATTATTTATTTGTCATGAATGTAAATAATTATATTAGTAAATTATCTTTAACAAGTGACAAAACAAATGATAATCGGACTTGGTTTAATTGTGGTTCTGATTCTTATGGTTTGGCGGTATACAATGGATTTTTATATGTAGGAAATAATGGAGGTAATAGGGTCATTCAAATTAATCTAATTGATCCGACGATTTATAATATGAATTGGGCTACGATTACTCAAGGTGTGAATTGGCCAGTGTATTTGACGATCTTTCATGGATATTTATATGTTTGTAATAACTCAGGTAATGGGTATGTGAATAAAATTTCTCTTACCAACCCTAATACTGATTATGTTTCCAATTTTAT